GTACATATACATTAGTACTATTTCGTGGTGTATACTATTGTAATACGTATAACTATATGATATAATAATACTGTAAGGATACGACAGTGATGGAAGGGCACCTGAACAATTGAATAATCACCGCCGGTGGCCGAGTCTCTCGGCGTTAGATGCTTTGCGGAGGCATTTGACGCGGGGAGTCTCTCCCCGAAAAATTATTTGGAGGAAAGCAGATGATGCTATTGTTCCGAACAACAGCGGTAGATGCCTTTGAAGAGGCTCTCGATGATGCGGTGACGGCCCTGACCGACAAAGCGTGGGAAATCGATAACTTGGGCGACGTATTGCCGAGCGAATGCATCGAAGATGGATACGTATCCTATCCAAAAGTCCACTCATATTTTTATGGGTTGCTCGTAGAGGGGAAGATGCAGGAAATCCGAGACATGATGCAGGCAATCGACGAACAGTGGGAGAAAGAACTCGCTGAGGAGGAAGAGGAAGACGACGAGGATTCCGAGGAATCTGAGGAGGCTGAGACCGCCCAGTAGCGGCAATGAGGGCAGGGGTTGCACCCCCTGTCCCTCACCTTCATCCCCTAGCATGCCAGAGAATGCGAGACCGAACTCTCGCAGGATATCACACACGAGGAGGTCAGTCAATGCTGATCCGAATCTGCGCTTGGTGCAAAGCGTATATGGGTATCACCCATGACAGCACCTGCGATACCCGTCGCGTTACCCACGGTATCTGCCGACAATGCTATCAAGAATGGTGGCAAGGCGTGCAGACGCGGCTCCTGAATCTGAACCGCAAGGAACGGGGACAGGACAAGCAGCGATAAGGATAGCCCCCAGAGTCACCTCTGGGGGCTATTTCGCTATCCACACACGAAACGAACGCGCTACAGGGAAGGCTCTTTGACCCGCCAGTCAGAAGGAACTTGGAAGGCTCCAAATCCTGCAAGCACCTTAATGAGATACCAGATCTGGTCCTTCTCCTCGACCGAGACAGTGGCAACGACGGGCACGAGATTGAGAATGCCCTCAATCTGCGTCCAATACCCCGCTCGAATCGGATCGTACACCGGTTCTTCTGTGACGGGAGGGGGAGGTTCGACAACGGGAGGCTCTTCAGGAATCACAGGGGGTTCCTCCGTGACGGGCGGTGGTGGTGGGGGAGGTGGAAGCAGCACATCATCCGCGATATCGCGGATGACCGCTTGCACTTCTGGATCTTGCAGTTTTTCATCAACGACATCCTCAGCTATCGATCGAATAGCTGAGACCAATTCATCGGTCAATTCCACGTGGGTCTCCTTGATGGTGAGGGAAACAACTATTCTTAGTATATCACAATATGACTATAATCGCGCTGTGAGAATATTCCCAATATCCCTCAATCGGGTTTCTGGCTATTGCGACCTACGAGCGTTTGCCCTATCAGGGACGCCATTATTAATATTTCAATCCCTCAATCGGGTTTCTGACTATTGCGACCGCACCACCTTTAAAGTACCATAGGGAGCGGTCTCAAAGCAAGGTTTGCGAGAGGGTCCCCAAAATTGGGCAATTTTGCGTTCAGTTGCAAGGTGTATCTACAATAGTTTACAGCGAGTTGGGGCTTTCCATGCGGGCTGCGGGGTTTGCGAGAGGGTCCCCAGAAAATCAGCACAGCACCACCCTCTCGCATACTCATTTTTTGCCACGCACAACAGGCTTAATGAGCTTCACCCCGTCATTCGCAATCTCTCGCGATTGGGCATACCGGAGTGGCATCGCCGGGGATGCCCACCCGCCAGCATCCTGCAAACTTTTGATATCGGTACCAGCTTCAATCGCTGACGTGCTCCAGTAGTGTCGGAGGTCGTGCGGGCTGAGCGTCTCAATACCAATACGTCGCCCTAAGACCCGTATCCGATCCTGCATCGCTCGCATACTCATCATACCGCCAATGGGTTCGCCGAATTGGTTAGTCCTCATCCAAGGGGAGCCAGTGAGCGGACCACCTTTTCGCTGGAACATGGTATAGGCGTGATAGGTCGATTCAGTCATGCGGTGTCTCTGGGTTTTCGCGACCTTCTCACGGTAGAAGGTGAATGTTTTCTCTTCGACATTGCAGTGCTCCATTCGGAGCGCGAGCACCTCGCCAACGCGAAGGCCATGCTCTGCGAACAGACACAGCATGAAACGGTCACGCCAGCCCTGAAATGTCTTTGGTTGCTCTTCAATGAGGAGTGCCACCTGATCCGGCGATAGCGGCGTCGGCGTCGTCTTCATCGTTGACTTGCGTGTCGCTGGCCGTGTGGCATCGACGTTGCGCCCCTGCCGGACGCCATACCCCCGTATGAGTGCAATGAGATGGCTGTCCTGCTCGGAGATGACCCCAGCCAGCGCAGCAAGCGCAGCATATCGCTTGACGGTCGACAACCGCCGATTAATGCTCGTGATGGCATACCCCATATTCACAAGATATTGCCGGAAGCCTTCGACGATTCCGTGTGTGACCCCTTCCCATGACTCGGCCTGATTGAGGAGTGCGTCGACATCGGCAACAACGACATTGAGCGAATGGAGATAGGATACAAATATGGAAAGATCGGAGCGATGGAGCTGTCGCGTGCGCACTGCTACACGTTGCGCGTAATCCTGGAAGTAGTGCGCACCTGCAAGGCGATTTGCCTCACGTCCCGCGACAGCAAGGTTGACAGGTGATCGCATCAGGGTTGTATCAGATTCCATATAAAAACTCTCTACTATCTATATTGTATCCCCTACGTAGAACCCCTAATTCTACGTAGGGGTTGAACATGTTCAATTGGCCTGATATACCCAGCAGTTCCTATATCCTGGTTCAATATCAAACTGATTCAACCAGTCTTGAAGACGATGAAATTCACTCGCCAGAAATGTCCTCTCTAAACAGTCAATATACTTCCCGTCCAGAGAAAACTGTCGTTTGAGGCATAAAACTGCCGTTTGAGGAATATCCTTGCCAAGAACAATTCACGTGTTTTCCCAATACGCCGGTATCGGTTTTGAGGCATAATTTTGCCTTATGCCTATTTTTTTTGAGGGATAACCTTGCCACTCACCTAGCGAGGACCACCTGGAGCGGACTCCCTATCACCATGTCTCTTGCCCACCCTTTCAGAAGGCAACAGGCAAATAAGAAGAATGCGCAGAACATCAGGGGTGGATGAGACACATCCACTCACAAAGCCAGAACAACGGAGGTCTTCCTGTCGTTTGAGGCATATCTTTGCCAAACGGCAAAGATATGCCTCAAACGACAAAAACGACACAGAAACAATGGCAACGATTGTTCCCACCCCTTTTGCGGATACGTACGTCAGATGGATTTTTCCTCGAAAGGTCAGCGATGCCTCCATCTTGACAAAAGGACGTACGGCAGAATGAAACTCCAATACTGCCCGATGAGAATCGGTACAATACGCCCAGTGTTCAAGTGTTCCTAATCCCCATATTTCCTGGCTGTTAGGACGATCTGTCATTCTTTTCCCTCCTCAAACATCGCTTGCTGCCCAATTTTGCGAGCAGCCTCTAACCGCTTCTTCGCTCGTGTCCGTTTCGCATTCTCGGCGTGCTCCTCGGCGTCTTCGGCGAGGTGGCATCGCTGGCAGAGCGCAACGAGGTTGGAGCAATCCATCTTGTCGTGTTTGTTTGGTCCGACGTGCGCAACAGTGAGCACGACCTTGCTCCCCGTCGCTGGATGTGGCTTGCCTTGCTGAGCATGGCACCACTCGCACATCCATAACGCAGCCTGACGCACACGGAGCGAGATTTCTTTCCAGTTACGCGGATAGCGTGTTCGGTCCATCGGCATCAGGCCACCTGCTTTCGGAATATCCATACCTGTTCGGTCGAGATCGTCGGAGCGTCTGGAAACTTCTTGGAATACAAAATGCGCCAGAACGATTGCTGCGGGATCTGCCAATCGTCACATCGCACAAAGGACAATCCAGCACTGACAATAAGGTCATGGTTCTGCTTGCCAATCGGAACAATTGCTTGATCGCGTACACAGTCACGTGTCACACAGATGAGATACCCACCATGACGAAGGACATGCGCACATTCACGCCAGACTTGAGCCATTGACTGAAGATAGTCTGTCCCTTTCAGATTTCCAATATTGTTATGATTGGCATCATAACGATTGGGCTGATTGAATTGCGAATGTCGAGAGACGACCGATTTCCCTGTGGTTCCACACGCCGCCGCGGCGACGATGCTTTTCCCACGCGACTGACCACTAAAAGCGTCGGCATAGGGCGGCGATGTGATGATGAGGTCAGCAAAGGTATCTTCATCATATCCATCAAGCGACGCAAGCGTAGCCCCTAATGCGCGACTGTCGCCCTGAATTGCAAGGTAGTCCCCACATCGGTCAGAATCAAGCATCTCAAACGACCGAGAAAATGTATCCCAAGCTCGCCGCTGCATTTCCACAAAATGCGGCGCAAGGTCGACTGTTGCAACATACATCCCGTACTGTGCGCCTGCGGCGAGCATGGCCGTGCCAGAACCACCGAACGGATCGAGGAGGAAGCCACCGCGAACATGGAAAATAGTGAGGTAATGGCACAGCTGGTGCAAATTCATTTTTGCCGGATGTGTCATGACTGTTTCACCAAAAAGACGTTTTCGTAGACTGTCATCACGTTCGAGAACTAATGGTTTGTACATCATGACGCACGCTCCCTCTGGGAAGCGCGAAACGCCACCCACGCACGGAACGGCTCATGCTCTTGGCAATATCCTGTAGCTTTTGTAGATGACATATTGGTCCATGACCACACAATAGCAGGGCGACTCACGCCTTGCGCCTGACAACGACAGCAATAGGAATGGACAGTGTTCCAGTATTCGACAATGGCAGGTGCTGGAACTGGTCGGCGCGGGCGTCTCGGATGAGACGAAAATGGGAAACGAGAAGAGATATTCATAGCGGGAACCTTTCGATGAGCCACGCTGCAAGGAAGATAATCACGGCAGCAATGGCGAAATGAACGACATAGACTGAGAGATAGAGGCCGCCAATGGCGACAAGCGTAAATGCGAGCAGCATCAGCGCGATGGAGGTATCGGGCGTCATCACATGCCCTCTTTTTGCTCCACGAACTGCCGCATTTCTTCAGCGTCGGTGGTATCTGGCCAGTCGGTATACTGCGACGATTCCGGCATCCACCAGAGCGGGATCGTTCCGGTTCGCCCATTTCTGCCTTTGATGATGATAAGTTCCGCGTAATTCTGGTAGAATGGTATGTCTCCAGGATCTTCAGGCAAATAATATGCAGGGCGGTGGAGGCCGAGCACCATATCCGCATCCTGAAACATTCGGTCAGACCCGTAAATATTTGACCCGCCTGGTCGTGACCCTTCGCGCTTGTCTGTATCGCGGTTAAACTGTGTGAGGCAGAAGATGACGACGCCGTATTTCTTTGCAAGTTGTTTAAGCCCTTTACTGAGCTTCGACAAGCCGTCACGCTCATCACGAGCTTCGATAGTCATATTGGTGAGTTGATCAATGATCACCACCCGAACAGTCGGGTTCTGGATGAGCATCAGCGCGATATCCTGAAGTGTCAGGGTGGGCTGGTCACTGTAGAGATAGGTCCCTCGCGTGCGCTCTTCCTCCAGTCCCAAAAATTGATAGGCTTTCGTGAAGAGAGTGTGGTCAATTTCATCTCCATTGCGAAAACCACTGCGAATGGTCGATGTCGGGATTGGTGGAGTGAAGTATGCGGCAAGGTTGCGGCTGATGATATCGCTAATAGACATCTCCAGCGTGATATGGAGAACTTTTCCAGTTCCAGATCGCTGAAAATGACTGGCTGCCCTCTTTGCGAGGCCCGCACCAAATGCCGATTTGCCCATACCAGGTCGACCTGCAACGTAGATGAGTTCTTGAGGCTTGATGCCGCCCATCATCGCATCAAGGTCACGGTAATGAGTGCGCAAGTTGCTATCTGGGTTCTTGCTGACTTCCTCAAGCTCGGATATATAATCGCTGAGCGCATCGGCATAGTTGCGTACAAGAGGGGTGCCACCGCGACCGTGCGTGATTTTCAGGAGTCGCTGCACCAAGTGATCGACCGCTTTTTCTGGGTCCTGCGATAAGGCGAGTTTTGCTGCTTCCTGTGCCACGTAGACAAGCGCACGACGGCGGGAGAATTCGAGCACAACGTTAGCATAGGTCAGGGCCAATTCCGGTGATGCTCCACGAATCGCCATCCCCAGCAGCGCGTTCTCGGCGTCGTCGGCGTCGATGTCGCTGTAGGCGTCGGCGACCTTCTGAGCGACCAAGAAAGCATCAAGCGGGTCTCCTGCACGAGCCAGCTTTTTGATGACTTCCCAGAACTGGGGACGATAGGGAGCGGTGAAGTCTTGCCCCGTGAGGTAGTCCAGTTTCAGCGCGACCGTGTGGTCCAGAAGGGATGCGCCGATGATGTATTCCTCGGCTTCTGGGCGCGAAAGGTCAGTAACTACTGTTGCCATGTGTCAGGCTCCTCTCACCATCGCATGAGGATCGCCTGTGACAGGAGACGGTACAGGAGGCGACGCCGACGCTGGTTTTCCTCGCGGGAACGTCACGAGCGTATGAGCCGGATCGCGTCTAGGTTTTCTCTGAGGCGGGTCTTGCTGGGTATCGGGTTTCCTCGGTGGAGCGTTTGAGAGATCGCGCCTAAGCCATTCGAGCAAATAATTTTGGGTCATAGTCTGGCGAGGATATTTCAGGCTGTGTCTCTCCTTGGCAGCGAAAACCTCAAGCGTGAGTGTCAGGTTACGGGCTTTGAGCGGTTCACTGTAAGTGCCGATGAGGTCAAGCAGAAAATCATCTGAGAAGCCGGTTATTTCGCGTAATCGCGTAAGCTCGGAAGACCCAACGACGCCGACGCTATCCGCAGAAACCTCTTTGCCCTCATCCACATGTGCCGTCTTCGTCGTCTTTTCTTTTCTGTTTTCTTCTTCTCTTTTCTCCTCTGTTTTTCTCTCTTCTTCTTCTTCTTCTCTATGCGTGACATCGCGTGACATCGCGTGACTTGGCGTGACATCGCGTGACACATCAGAAGATTCGTTTTGATCATCCCGTTCGCGGGCGCGTTGTGCCTGTTTTCGTACCCGTGTCGCCTCTGGAGTGTCAGACTGCTTTTCATAATGACGACTATCCCACTCCGTGAAATAGACGCTCCCATCTTCTTGTTGTGTCAGGATTTTTACCTTGAGCAACATGGCAATGGTTGACGTAAGAAGTGCCTCATCTCCATCAGAGACTTCGATGGCGAGAAGCCACATATCGTCAATATTGACCATGCCGCGTTTGTCTTGTTCGCTCGCATAACACAGAAGATTGAAATAGACCCAAAACTGGTCTCGGCTGAGAAGCCGAAGGCGTCGATCATTTCTATCACTGCTGAGCATTTTAAACCAATACATCTTCATCCCACTGCCTCTTTATCTTTTAGCATCTGCATCAGCGCGAGTGCGCTCTTGCGATTCAGTCCGGTCAAGGCTGCAACTCTGCGCAACCCTGTTCGCTTTCCTTGCGCTGCTCTGCGGGCCATAATTCCCGCGATCATGGCGTCCCTGCCGAGATAGGTGATGTCATCGCGTTCGCCGTAGGGGTTCTTCGGGGTCATGCGGATAACCTCTGTTGATATGTGGAGTATTCGGCATCCAGTTCGTCCCTCCAGCGAGCTAGGAGACCGATAGCGGCCTCTGCCCACTGCGAACGCTCAATGGTGGATGGGTCGTATTCGTCGATGCGCTCGTGCCTACCGAGTCGAGTGAGGAGATCGCGGATCTCCATCCGTAGCGTGAGGATGGTAGCGATTTGGTCCTCTCGGATGGGGCTAGCATCCGTTGAGAACACGTGGGGCCGTTGTAATGCAACGCCCGTCCCCGCTTCCACCATGTCGATGAAAGCAAGGCGCAGGGTGTCATAAAACGAAATACAGGGTTTATCGTCGGCGGCGGTGAGTGGGCGTGACGACACAAGGGTCACGGTGAGTTTGAAAGGGAACCCGCCAGGATTAGGGAGATATTCGGTGATGGTATAAGTCATGCGACACCTCCCCATAATGAAACTGTCCATATTGACCGACTGGAGGTATCTGTCATGGCCTCCAAGAGGCTCTGGACGAACAGAGGCGGGACGGCATTTCCGATAAGCCTGATTGCGTGCTCTTTGACAGTTGGCAAGATGACCGTATCAGGGAAAGCCATAAGCCGGGCATAGAATGCGCCATCAGGACGAACCATTGTCTCTAGATCTAATGCGACCATCTTTGCTGAAGATGCTGAGGCCACCACGCATGTTGCGGTTTGGTGGGCAGCACGAACAGTAATTCCGCGTTCTGGTCTGCCTTTGCCGTAGTTAAGTTGCCCGTCAATAAGCATATATTTCGATGCTTGGGTGTTGATGAGGGCAGGAAGGCTTTTCACGCTATGCCAGCGCGAGCGTACCCACTCTGGCATCGAGCGTATTGGATACCCTGCTATTAAATCTTCCGTTGCCTCATACCAACTAACTTGGTTTGTCGGCTTTGGCCAGTGAAACCTGCCATCAAGCCGGGCAACAAGAATAAGCCGACGGCGCGACGATGGTACAGCATATCGTTCCATTTCCACTATCTTGGATTGCAGCGTATACCCGCAATTGAGGAGAGCAGCACAGATCGCCCCGTAGCTCGGATTGGCTTGATATTGCGGAACATTCTCCAAGATGACCATACTAGGAAGCCGCTGGAGGCCATCACGGAAATGGTATAGGACAGGGATGAATGCCTCACCCGCGCGAGCCACTGATTCATTCCGAGTACCGGTCGTCTTACTGATGCTGTCCTCGGTACAGGGAGGCGAGAGCCAAATCATATCGACTGGCTTATACCATTCCAGCGGAACGCGCCAGATATCGTCAGCATAGACATTGACGTGGGGATGATTGAGGCGATAGTAGTGAGCAGCGATATCGTCGCGCTCAACCGCCTGGACCGTGATGTGCCCGGCAGCTTCAATACCGAAGCCGACGCCGCCGATGCCCGCAAAGAGTTCAAGTATACGCATTAGGGTACGTGGTGCAAATTTGGTGCAACAAGGGTGTTTTTCAGGAAATCCACAGCATCAATGAGATGCTGTAAAGCGAGATTAATTGTGTCTTGGGCATGTCTTGGAAAATGTGAGAAACGTAATGGGCACTCGTGGTATCAGTTCCTCATCTTCCTCCACATGCTTGCTATGATAGGGCATTAATCCTCACTCGTGTTGCTTCCAATCTGACCACTCCCTCCTTTCTGGTGCATATTTTGGTGCAACTCGTATTTGGGTTGAAATAGGCTCTCCATATGCTCTCGTGCGCTTTCGTGCATTTTGTTTGTGACATGGACATAGCGGCGCAACGTGATCTCGACGTTTGCGTGCCCAAGGAGTTCTGATACCACCTTGATGTTGGCACCCCGCTCGATCATCAGCGTTGCGAACGTATGGCGCAGGTCATGAATCCGAATATCTGGTAATCCCAGCCTGCGCAGGAGCCTATCGAATTGCCGATCAATTGTTGCTGCAACCAAGGGTATCCCGATTTCATTCGTAAAAACTAATTCTAGCGGATTCTTCCATGCTTCACCGACCATTTCTTGGTCAGCCTGTTGAATCGCTTTCATCTGCGTGAGCGCGTCACGAGCGATGCTGTTCATAGGAAGAACCCGTCGCGCACGGCGCGTTTTCAACTGCTCTAGGGAGGCTTTCCCTTTTGCCGAATAGAGATTCTTTGCGACTCGTATCTGGCCTTTGTCAAAGTTGACCATCGGCCAGGTTAAGCCGCGTAGTTCTGATAGCCGCATGCCCGTCTGCAATGCCACAATGACAAAAATTCCGTAGCGGTTTTCCTGCGCGGCATCAATAAGTCTTCGGCATTGCTCCTCGCTGAGCGTCTGAAATTCATGATCAATCATGCGTGGTTTCTGGACGGTATCGCACGGATTTTTTGCGATGTATTCCAGCGAGATCGCATACGCAAAAATGGCGCGAATCGTCTCATGGATATTGCGGACATAATTAGGATGCAATGTCTCTAGCAATGTCACGATTTGACGTTGGATATGCATGGGTTTAATGTCTTGCACGGCCATATTGTGAAGATCCTCGCCAATACGAAGACGGACAATCACGTCCAGATTCCGCAAGGTATTGGGTTGTAGCGGCTTCTGGCTTTTCAGCCAATCCGCTGCAAGGGATCGCAGTGTGGGGCTTTGGGGGGCTGTGTGTACGCCGTCGCGGACCTCGCGCTGGCGTTCTTGGAGCCATGCACGCGCCTCAGCCTTTTTCTCGTAGCGAGGAGACGTGACGCGCTTCCCATTAATGATGATTCGCCCTCGCCACTTGCCCGTCGCCTCTTCTTGCCAAACACTCCCACCGATGGCTTTGAGCGTTGTCATGACGCCTCTCCCATCTGTCGGATGAGATAATCCTCAATCGCTTTGCGAGGGATGAGGCGGCGTCGCCCCATTTTGAATGAATAGAGTTTATTTCCCGTTGTTTTTTTGCTCAGTATGGTACGAAATAGGGTGGTGGTGCTGACACCAAGGACAGCGGCAGCCTCGTCGATAGAATAGCATTGTTTGTTTTCTATGCCGAGCGATATTTTCTTCCCCATCAGAATCGTCTCCTATCCCAACTCGCCTCATGGGTTGCCAATATGCGGTCGTATTCGTTGGTCTGCCATTGCTGATAGAGAGCAATGGCAAGGCTCAGCGCGACCACCACAAGCAGGACGATGGCCGCCTCACGAGGCGCGTAGAGCACGACCGCTGCGAGCACGGTCATCGCGCCAATAGCAGAGGAGAGGAACAGCATCATGCCGCCACCTCCTCATCCTCTTGGAGCAGGGTCAGATGGAAATGGAAAAAAGGGGCCTCTTGCGTTGCGAGGCGCGTTGCGCCAATGGAAGCGATGTTGAGGATATTGATAGAGAGATCCACTGCAAGGAAGCGACAGAGCATCTCATTGAGCGACGCGACACCAATATATCGTTCGTATTGGCCAGGGACAAAATAGGTCGCCCGAAGCCGTAGAAGCTTGGCGTTTTGCCGGGCAACTAAGAGACGGTCATCATGCCGATGATAGCGGTCTTCGTCACGACAGGCATGGCGCATCTTATGCAGCCAGGCGTTCAGATCCTCTTGCTTCCACTGTCCAAGAAGCCGATTGAGCGATGTTCCCGCCTTGACGATGGGGCAAGGAAGATGATGCCCAAAAGCAAGGCACGCGCGCGTACTCGTCTCCACTGCCTCATCTGCGGCTTTCTTTACCGCGTCTTTGATGCGTTGCGGAAGCGGTGGCGGCGTCTCACGAGCGGGTGTAGGAGCGTCAAGGTGTCGAGTAATATTGGCGAGAAAGTCCAAGTCTTCGGGTCGTAAATTATCCATTTAATCCTCCTCAGCGCGGGTGGTGTACATCGGCAGTCGAACACGGGGGAAGAAGGCGAGAATACGGTTGCGCATCGACGAGGATGGCACCCGACGAAGACGAGCATAATCGTCGATGGTTTTTGATGAGCAATCTGCAAGTATTGCAATTTTGGTACAGCCTTTATCTTTGACGCCTTTCCCAAGCTCCATGCAGAGTTCATGGAGCGTCGGGCCGCGTTCATCGGTCTTTTCTTCCCAAGCAATCTCTCGCGTCGGCTTCGGCGGCATTGCGAGTATCGGCGCGGGTGGCAGTGTTTGGTAGGTCTGAACCGTCCGAACCGCCCGTCGCGGTTTTGGGGCAGCGAACGGGTCAGATGAGAGGATTGGCCATCGCCGACCGAGATATTCGCCACGCACACGGTCTTGAAGGTCGCGGGAATAGGCGAGCCAAGCATCATAGTCGGGCTGACCCGGATAGGTTTCAGGAAAAGCGTTCATCGGCGTTCTCCTGATGCGCTCGCATTTCGCTGTTCGCTATAGGCGTGGGAGAGTTCAGTGAGCAGTTCGCGGGCAGCAGCAAAGGTGAGTGTCGCAAGGTCAGGCTCGGTGCGATTCAACGCAAGGCACAGTTTACGAATGCTGGTGATCTGGCGATCCGTCGCCATCGCCTCACCATTCTGAGGCTGTGTTGGTCGCTGCTGGACGGGCTGCTGCGTCGCTGATTGTGCAGGTCGCTGAGGCTGTGGTGCCCTCTGGGTTTGCGCTGGACGCTCCACCGGTGCATCGACGGGGCGTTCTTCTCCCTCGTCAAGCTCGATGGCCTGAGCGGTCCCATAACCGAGGATAGCGAGCGCACGCCCGACGCTCTTAGTGCTCGCCTTCTCGATGAAATCGCCGAAGTCCGCTGCGCTCTCAGACCCGTACATGGTCACTTCATTGCCGAGGACATCACGGATATACGTCTTGAAGTGCGCCCACCCTTGCTGACGGTCGATCTCGACGATCTCGGTCTGGATGGTATAGGGGACTTTGGCGATCCCTGAGACGATCATCGCCCGTTGATCGCGGATGAACCAGACAGTACGCTGTTGGACGTTGAGGTAGTCGGCGGGGACCTTTTTACTGGTTTTGCGGTCATATCTGTCTATCTGCATGAAATGGTCAGATGGGTTATATTCGCCTGCCGTCCAGTCGGCGGGGTATCCGTTTGTCGGCGTCGTCATGCCCCCACCTCCTCATCGGCATAGTACGTGTGCGCGGCTTCCTCTTCCATCGACCGCCAGCGTCGGCGTTGCGCTGCGTACCATCGCTCGTCTTGGAACGCTCGGATCGCCTTGGTCACGTCCGCCGCCGCCGCCGCAAGCTTATGCCCGCACTCACCGCGATGTCCTGGACAGTTACAAGCGTATCGGAATGGAGCGGATCGGGCATCGATGGTGACGCTGTACGTCACACGGTCGTGTGTCCGGCTCGGTGACGCAGCGACGAAGATGTTCGGGTCGCGGTCAGACAAGGTGACAGATGTGATGGTGGCCGCCTCTCTGATGAGGCTACGGCGCGTTTTCTGTGATGTGGTAGAATACCTGAGGGCCATATATCGACCTCTTTCTTCGCTCAGTTGGGCTGGGCGATTTTTTTATGCAGCAGACTCGCGCTGCTTAGCTTCTTCCTGCTCTAGAACCTCAATAATGCGTTGATTAATGAGCCGATGCACAAATTTTCTCTTCCCCTTCTCATACAGGTTTATTGTTTCATTCGTGCATCCAACGAGTTGAGCCAACCTTACCTGCGTAAGATTCAATGCAAGGCGTCTCGCTCTCAGTTCATAGGAGGAAATTAATTTGATTTCATGTACTTCACTCATAGTGTTTACCTCCAACGATCTCAAGTTTATCATTTTATCTGTTAAAAGTCAATACTTATTATGAACATATGAAAATTCCAGGCGTGACTATACTTTGTAGGATTTTTGGGCTATAATAGAAGTGCTGTAATGTTGACCAAAAGGTCAAACAGGTATAACCTAAATGTAGACCATTGGGAGAGGGATTGAAATGCCACGCACACCGCTGAAGCCGTCAACGGAATACCCGCCATTTGCGGAACTATTGGTACAGTTCATGTATACCCGCAACCCTCCCATGAACATTACTGGGCTGGCAAGGTTGATTGATGTCTCGAAGGCGACGATTATTAACTGGTTGCGTGAATCTGCTTACCCTCAGCCGCAAATGCTCAAATTGATTGAGGAAAAAACCGGAATTTCTGAAATGGAGTTGAGGATTGCCATTGATAAAAGCAAGAACCTGAAATTTTTCCAGACGTTTGAGGAACTCTACCGCTATGCGCAGGAGCATATCCACACGTGGAATATGCCAGAAGAGGATGAGCAACTGATGCTTGCCCTTCTTGCGCAAACCGTCACAGAAAATTGGAAATCCACTCGTAGCGGATGGAAACGCCTTTGTACGTATGTGCTAGAAGAAGACATCTCTCAATTTGAGAAATGTCTTCAAATCTCGTTTCTTATGCAAGCCTATCTCGCCGACCCCGTACGTGATACTGATTTTTCGTCCTTACGGCATTTGGCTGTCCGCACACCAACTCAGCCTGAATGAACGGATGCCCTTTCCAAGCACTTTGTGATAGATGTGTACCGACTCTATCTGCAACAAGCAAGAAAAAGCTTTCTTTATCTTCATGACGCATACGCTCAAGAAGCTTGGTGTACCACAAAGGGTCTGGGCTGAGAGTTTGGAAGCGTTTCTGTGCTAATGGGTGGGTAGGGTTCATATGTTGCTCCTCAACGTAGACACATTACGAGACATGTCCATTAGATAAGATGTTCTGTTTAGTGGACGTATGCACTATATCATATCGTAATGGAAAATGTAGCGATTTTTCTTATGTATTGTACGTATTGTTTTACAAATTCTTAAAGTGCGTTGAGGAAATTGCGATAGATTTGTTTTCAAAGCTCCTGAATAAAATTATAGAACATCTGCTTATGCTATGGTAGAATGACCTTAGGTGGTCAGAACACCTAAGGTCATTCTACATGTCGGTATTTTCGGGAAGTAGGGGACATCTTCTTTAGGCGAGGAGATGCTCCCCGTTTCAGTTTGGGCTTGTTTCTACCAATTCTTCTGGCGTAATTTTTAACGCCGATGCTAATTTGCGAATTGTATCAAATCGTGCAGGTTCGCCAGATTCAATGTTCACTATGGTTGACTCTGACACGGCTGAAGCTGTTGCTAATTCACGAATCGTCATGAATCGCTTGAGTCTCCAAGCCTTCAAATAGGGGACAAGTGGGAACCTTGCGTTGCTCGGTTCTGTAGCCGTCGTTGATTCCTCCTCTCTTAGAGACGTATCTATACGCAAGTATACCACAAAGAAGATAGATTTTACTTTCACCGTGATTTAAGCCAAACACGACTAAAGTACCACCTTTACGCCATTATCGCTTTAATTACTATTGACTTTAAATTGAGGTATGATATACTTATTTTACAAAGAAGTCGCAAGTATATTTTACTTAGATTTGAACTACAGGCAAAACGGGCATTAGACCACGTTTTGAAGGGTAATCAATATGAGGTACACACTTCCTTTTGAAGTCATTCGTCGATGTACTACGATGCTTCAAAACGTGTCTAATGGCATGTCTGATGAAGACTACCAGCGATTTTCTCACAGCATTGTTGCTGCCACTCAATCCTCTCCCTTGTTCGCCCCGCTTGCCTCGATCCCGTCCCTCATCCAGCCCGCTCCACCGTCCCGCTGCCAGATGCGTCTGCGACCTCGGCATGCGTCGGCGAAGTGGCGTCGGATGCCGTGTATGAGGAGGTCATAATGAACGACAATCTTATCTGGGCGTTTGCTGCGGGTTTGTTTATGCTAGTTTTTGGCGTCGCTTTTCTGGTGGATATCCGACAGTTGCGACGCGAACGAGAGGAAAACCATGACGATTAATGATATTCTTGCACGCCTTAAGACGTTCTGCTTGTTGTCGAAGCAGAATCTGTTGCTACCCGACCATCACGTCATCGTCGGGCATTGGCAGGACGACCAGTTCAGCGAGACGCCGCTTGCGTGGCTTGTCTTGTCAGACGGCAACCATGAGGAGATCAGCGAGTTGGTCCCGATGTTGTTCGGTTCGTATGTGTCGATGGCGTGCGAGTGTGAGGACCGGGTATCGCACGCGCTCGCACGATTGAAGGATGTAGCGTGATGGGTGAGGAGGAAGAATTTGCGAGCGAGTGCGTCGCGTGTCATGCATCGTGCCTGAATCTTGATATCTGCAAGTCTTGCCATTCGTGCCCAGATTGCTGTGCATGCGAAGAAGAAAACGATGATTACGATTATGAATTGGAGTGGTGGGGGTGAGCGAACATCGAATCAGCTTTCGATTAACCAAGGAAGAATATACGATTTTTCTTGATTGCAAAGCATTGTTGCAAAAACAATTCCCGCATATGAACATCACTGCAAGAGGCATGTTCATGCATGGTATTGATGCATTGAAGCGAATGCACGTGTTTTCAGATGAGGAGGAAGAGGAAAGCGACGAAAAGAGAGGAGATGAGGTATGAGCAAACTTCAGGAGATCACAAGCTATACCATAGTTAACGCTATTGAAGCGATCCGCAAAGATGCTGCATGGCATGCCCAGAACATGCCACCAATGGAGACGAATGCACTGCTTCGCACTGCATTCGATGTTGCTGGGTCGAATTTAGAAGTGATTATTCATGATTTTGGCAGTCATCCTGGCGTGGTCTATGGCCTGTATCATCAGTGCATGCGCGAGGCATTTGTTGGTGCGTATCTCTACCAGCAGCAAAAGAAGCCACGGACCTGCAAGACGTGTGGTTATTTGGAGTTTACCTGGGCGGTTCTACCGCTTCCAGAGAACGAACAAACCGAGTATGTTGACCGAGTGCAAACCGCGACATGCGCCCTCTGTGGCGATGTTGAGCGATGGAATCTTCCCAGAGGAGACGAGGTATGAGCAAATACCTCGCCATGTGCCACTCGTGCAATATCTGGACATCGATCACTAAGCGATGTGACCACTGCTTGCAGTGCTGTCAGTGTTGCACTTGTGCCGAGCCTCGCTATCTCACAGAGTTTGAGGCATTCTTCGCTGTGGAATTCCCCGACGAAGAAGGGGACGCGCAAGGGATGATGAACCGCTATCTGAAAAACGAAGGAGGAGAGGAAGTATGAACGAACCATTTTACGTGTGGTTGTGGACTCCGCGAGGAGAGCCTCGAAAAATCCTTGTTGTTGAAAGTGAAGATGAGGCTTTAGCGGATTGGGTTTTTGCTGTCGATCCTGCCTTCTTAGCGGAAAAAGGGCGTTCGAGCATCCATCGCGCATATTGTGGGAACACGTTTGAGGAAATGCGGGCAAAGCTTCTTGCTCGGCTACGCAAGGCTGTCCAAGATATTGATGCCCTTTGTGCTGAATTGGTGGCATCGGGTAAGTTCCCTAACGTGCCAGAGACAGGTTGGCTAAAAGAGCAACTTGTCAAGGTTGAAAATTACCCAAATCCAGAGGAGTGACCCATGCCGAACCTCACCCTTGCCCGCCAAATGTTGGCGGGCAACGCCTACGCCATCGCTAAACATCAACGCGATGAAGAGCATCTTCAGCCTGCCGATGTCCTGCTAGAGAAGTGGGATGCTGAATTCAGAGAACTGTTTGAGTCGGCCCCTAGGAGCGTCGATGCGCTGTTAGAATGCGCTGACGTGTTCTATTACGCCGTCTGCGTCGACGCGGTGCGTCCAGCAGACCCGAACACCACCGAGGCTGATCTGACGATCGCATTCTTGGAGTGGCTCACGGGCTTCTCGGCAGTCCAGATCGTCGGTGCTGCGGTGGTGAAATATTCCCGTCGTGCGCACGGGATGAAAGACGCCGCCGCCGAAGCCAAGGCCGTCGAGTTTCTCATGATGCGGCCGTCCTTTGTGGCGATGGGAGATGTCGTGTTCATTGAGGAGGACAAGTAGTGATGATCGAACTGCCCATCTTCCAGATTCTCATTATCATCGTGTTTTCCATCATTGTGATGGTCTACAATTTTCAGGTCAACCGTGAGAATCGTCGCATCAGTAAGCGGCTCCATCAAGCCGAGGAAGCGATTGCCCTTCTCAAAGGAGAGGCAATCGAAATGATCACTGCGATGGTGCGTCGTGATACAACACATCCTTTTCACGCACTGACCGAAGCAACATATCGCCAGTATCTTCGGGAGCGTACCACCATTCCCGAATCGCATCATGACGCGATGGTGCGTGGCATGCGACGATTAGGCGCGTTCGACACAGAGGAGACCACGTAATGGTCACGCTTCCTCTGTGGCAATATGTCGCCATGCTGATCATCATCATTTTGCTCATTGCCTGTGTCATCAGGCTTCGTAAACAACATGATAACCTCGCTGAGGATCTTGAAGAAGCCACGTCATTATGCCAGACATTGCAAATCGCTCACATGTCTGCTCAGATGAACATCCAACAGAAGGAGACCCACCCCATGCATGTCTATCTTGCCAACGCGCTCAGTCTCAACATGACTGACCCGGACGATGAATCCGTTTCATTCACCCGCACGCGCCTGACTCCCAAAAAGGCCGCCGACTATCTCAAGAAATCGACGTTCCACGTGCTTAATCGTATCGGCCATCCCGATACAGCGACAGTCGTTGCCAGCCAACTTGCCGAATATGGCTATACGGCCCCAGAAGCCAAGCGTGAGGATGTCACTCTAAAACAGGGCGATGTGGTCTACGTTGCCCAATACACTGGCCCGCGTCTCCCAGAAGGCGCAACGCACCTGCCAGAAGGCGCAAAAATCATCTGGTATCGGGTCGTTGTTACCCGCGTAACTGGCCCCGCTCAACGCTGAGCACCACGCCGCAGACGGCAGAGAAAAAGCGGGAGGCGATAGGGAATGTCGATTGATAGCCGAATCCCGATCCCCTCCACCACACTTAGTTGGAGTATATCACTCCACCGGAAAGCGAGTTTTCACATGGCTGATTTGGTCCCCTGGACGCCCACTATTACGCTTACTGAGGAGCAGTATGAGGACCTGCTTCTCTTGACATCTGGCCTGTTTGACCCCATCCTCGCCTCACCGCACGTTTTCTATGCGGCGGAAACAAGGCAGCAAGCCGAGGCTGCGTACCGCTTGATGGCAGATGGCCTCATCGAATGCGTTTTTGTCCGCTATCCGGCGATCTTCGACTATCGGCTCTCGCAGCGATGCATTGCTGCATGCGGTCAGCAGGAGGCGGCATGAGCGCGTGGCTCGCCGTGCTCGCGCTCTTTTTTGGGTCATGCCAAGGGGAAGAGCATACGCAAATGTTCCGTTGTCAGCAATGCGGCCAGTGGTCTAGCATAACCACTGACAAAGCGCATCCACCAATCCGCAACTATCATTGCGGCTGTACGACGAGGTGAACCATGTCAATTGACATCACGATTGGGGAGAAGATGCAGTCTCTCCCCAATCCCCCTTGCACTAACAAATGCAGTCTTGCTAATAGCGAGTGCTGTTTGCGCCCCGTCAGAGAGGAGTATACTCGCGCGGCTCCACTCATCAGAACATTCAATCCCCAATCAAAAGCCTGGAGCCTCCAAGGGAAGAATACCGATTTTTTTTCTGCTGGCTATTGGTTCCGTGTCCTTGAGGAGACGGGACTAGACAAACTCTTTAATGAGACGTTCCCATATGAAGCAGCGACGTCACTCGCACCCCTTGCGCATGTTCGCGCTCGGCTCGGTGAAGTGAGCGATGGCCTTGCCAATGGCACGCTTACCACCAGATACAGTCAGGATGATAGGAAGACCCTCGACTGGCTCATCTGGTGGTGGGACTACGCACTAGAGAAATACGGGGCCAATGCGGTCCTTTGGTACCACTAGGAGAGACCATGACCATTGCAACCCCGGATATCATTGACGCCCCTGCGCTTCCACCGGAAAAGAAAACCGGGGTCGGGGGATGGATTGGAACGGTCGTTGGAGCCATACAACGGTATTTTGAGAATCGACGCCGCTTTACCGAGGAAGAGCATAAGGCTCCTTTTATGGCCTATGTGCTCACCTTTGCCGTCTCCCTGTCGGCCATTGTGCTCTTCTCCTCAAAAGATGTGCAACTGATTGTTGCACCCAATAGCACGAGTGCTGACATCATTCTGGGATGTATCCGCATCTTCATCATCGGCGTGACGGTCATTGTCGCCGATAATGCGGTAGTCCGCTCGTTCATGCGTATCGGCCCGCTTTTCACTCGTGGCGAGGATGGCATGGCATGGGAGCACATCGCCTATATCGCCTTCGTCATGTTCATCAACGCGACCACCTTTTTTCTGGTTGCGTCAGCGTCAGCGCAAAGTATCCTGACCGGGCAGCTTTCTACCAGTCTTCCCTTCCTTGATGGCGGGTCCAGTCTCATTGTCATTGAGGCAGCAAAGGCGGTGCTTGTCGTCTGGACGGCCCTGCAAATCCTGATTACAGGCGGAAAGATGCTAGCAGAATGGAGTACGATTCTGCGCGAAGCTGGAGGCATTCTCGGCCAAAAGGGGCAGGATTGGCTACAGAATATGAGGTCTGCTGAGGCAGATATCAGCGATATCTTCAATGCCTATAGCGAAGTGCTTCTGGGATTAACCCGCCCGAAAAAGCGACTGTTAAAACCCCAGGAACAGGAGCGCATGAAACAGGAATATGAAGCTCGTCATCGGGTCATCGAGTCGCTAAAAACACTTGGCGATAAGAAGCAACTCGAATTTGATATGCGGATGCAGGAGATGGAAGCCCGTCTGAATCAGGCTCTTCTGGATGCGAATACCCGCATAGACGCCGAGCGTTCCACTGCCTATCGTCAGCTTTTACCGCATCTTATTGAGGTCATAGAGACCGGAAAGTGGCCAGATAGTCTCCTTGAAGTGGCACCAGAATACCGCGCTATCGACCCGATAAAGCTGATGAAAGGCGCAGGAATCAAAACGATTAGCAAGGGGAAAGCCACCGCTAATGGGTCTGTAACCCAAGGCGTTTCCTACACGGAAGCCTTGTCTTCTGTCGGCATTACTCCCATCAATAAGGTGATTAGGAAAGGGAAAGACGGCGGATTAGACGAAATAAAGACGGGCGTTGCACTAAAAGGAGGATGGATTACGTCGGCGCATATCCTTACCCTTTGCGACAACAAACTCACGAAAGAGGAAGCCACAGAATTGGCGAAGCGGCATGGGAATGAATTTAAAAGCGGACTCTCCTATGCCTGTAAGCTCATGCCTGTATTAAAAGAACTCGCCGATAGGCACATCCTTATTGAGCCAATAGCATCTTGGTATTTGGCGCAAAAAGAGACAAGAGCCGACGAAAACAGCGGCGAATTCGCTGCGGTATCGCCCTCATAAGGGGAGCGATAAGGGCAAAAAGACACCCACCTAGATTCGTCTAGGCGGGTGTTTGGCGTACCAAGAGGGATACGATCTGAGAAGATCGCTCATCATCTCTTGTCTTTAAGATAGCATATCTTACAGCGTGCTCGCATCTTTTGGCCGTGATTGGCGGGTCGGTAACGGATTCGTATCCGCAAACCGTTCTGCTGCTCGCTGCGGGGGAACATCGAAATAGGTCGGCGATTGCCCTGGCGGATTGGCGATCTTCTGCTGGCTTCGCGTCCAGATATAGACGATATTGAGCAGCATTGTCGCCACTAAGAGCACGGTTTGTGAGGCGGGATCGCTGCGCCCTGCGAGCATTTGTTGGAGGAGCGGGACGACGACGCTTACCGCACTTACAACAGCGGTAAGCCAGAACTCGGTCGTTTTGATGCCAGGCTTCATTTGGTTTTCCCTTTCTGCATGGTGGCCACAAGCTGGAAGAAGGCACGAATAATCTTCATGTCCTCGCTCTCCGTCGCGGTCGCTTCAAGCTCTGTAATGCGTGCTTGTGCCGCATCAAGATCGCTCCGCATCGCCGCAACCTGGGCTTGTGCATTGGCGAGCGCGGTTGTTTTCGCATCAAGCGCAATGCTCGTGCGCGTTAATTCGTGGTCAAGGCGTTCGACTATTGGCGCGAAGCCATAGGTATTGTCTTCCTTCCACCAATATTCGCAGTATCGCCAGCGTTGTCGCCAGACGCCATCGCTGTCTTTGCGAATGTTGGCGATGGGCATGTCATCCGTAGATAGGCGGTCAAGTTGTTGCACCGCGAACAAGATGCCGCCCTCGACGCGGTACCGTTGTCCATTGCCATCAGGAGGCGAAAGCCAGGCACGGCCGTCTTGCCCCCAGCCTGCGCCAAATGCTGTTTGTGGGCGCATGGTTTCTCTCCGCATGTTGAGTAATATCAGGCCACACGGCGACGCTCGCTCCAACGCCCACATCGGGTACACTTGGATCGCACCATTCGCACTGATATTGGAGTCGGCGACCAAATAGCCCTGTTCGCTCTTATGGAGGACAGCCACCGCGTGATACTGAATGCCGCGTGCTGCCGAATTGATGCTCGCAAGCTCACTTGTGCGAGCAAGTTGTAGCAGCACAGGTCGGTTTCCAGCTTCAGCACGTAGCAGGCTCCGCCAATCAAATGCCATCTGATCGCCGCTATAATTGACTTGCTGCGCGATATCCGCTCCGCGGTTACGCAGTTCTTTGGCCATGTTGGCAACGGTGGCCGCTCCGTTTTCGCCGCATTCGCCACGAGCAAACATAGCGTCACGCATGGCAAATGCGAGGTCAATGATGGCTTGAGGATTTGCTGCTAGGCCATTGGCGCGGGTCAGGCACTGGGCAGCCGCGAACTGCGTACACAGACCATTGAACCGCCGACCAGTTGAATCAGGAAGGAACTGGCTCACCGGAATGAGCCAGGGAAGGGCAATCGCCATATCTCACCTCAGATAGATAGAAACCAGAATGCCAATGGTCCCGATGAGGCCGGAAACAAAAATTCCAACTGCGGAGCATCCTAGAGCGAGCCACGGCACCATTTTTGCCGGACCATTCTCCAACTTGGAGATTTTTTCATCAAGCGATTTTACCGTCTGCTGGAACGTCGTCACACTGACTCGATCGTCAATCTGTCGTTCGATCTCCGAACGAGGCATCATTGACGATCCCAATCGTTCAACCGCTAGCGACAGATCGGTAATCTTCTCCTCAATCCGCCGCATATCGTTGTGCCACGTGTTCCCCGTGTTCCCCCCTCCTCCGCGCATCCCCATCCTAGATATTGTTCCAGTTGGTACCGTCAAACAGCTGCACTGTGTGCGTGATTGTGTTGAAGAGCACGTCCCACGTTTTGGGTGCTATGCCATTAAATGCGAGCGTGGGTGGCGTACCGGTGAAGATGGATTGACCGGTAAATACCCTACGATCACTAATGAACGCATCAGGCGATGTCGCGGCGGCAGGAACCCGGATACGCACAATTGGGATCTCCCAGGTCGTCGAGGTCTGAGTCAGAGCTGGCGGACTGCCGCTCCCAGGTGTGCCCGCAAGGGCGACGAGGCTCATGGTATTGGCGGTAAGGTCAAGACGAACCACCACAAAATCTAACCGCTCCAGCGTCGGGTTAGCGGTAGTGAGTGTGACCGCCTCGGTCGCATCGCTATGGAAGATGAAGCCTTGGATGATCATCATGCCAGAGGCGATATTGACATTCATGGAGCCACCAGGCACCGTTGGGTTCAACTGGTTCAAATACCCCCCAACGACGCCATTGGGGATGAAGAATCGGGCCATGAGGCTCCACTGGGTCTCGACGACGTTGGCTCCTGCGCCAGCGTCGAATGGGAAAAATGTGATCGCCATGAATTAGCGTCTCCTCTCAAGAGTGTTCAGTCGTTGGGTTGCGTTCTTGGCTGACGCCGCGAACTGTTCAAGGGCCGTGATGATCTGCCCTCCGCTGGGACTGCCGACCGCCGCCACAATGGTCTCGCCCTCCTCGCTTGATACGGTGATGGCGACCTCACGGACAATCTCCGTAAAGGTGACGCCCTCCACCGCGACCGTCACCTTATCGCCCAGAACGAAATCGGTGCCATAGCGGAGGGTGAGCGATTCCGTCAGCACGGCATTGAAGCCCGTCGCATCCTTATTGGCGGCGAGATGCTCTGCCGCCGACTGTGCCAGCAGCGTCGTGTCGCTCGTGTCGCGCCGGTCGACGAACGCCTCAACGCGCCCGAACGAGGTGATCGATGTGGCGTCAGATGCCTCGACGAAGACGCGGGCCGTCCCTTCGCCTCCACCACCAACAATGGCGTAGTTGCCGCCCTGGGTCGGGGCCTCAACGACGTAGGTGTATTCGGCGATGTTCCCCAGCGCGTCCGAGAATTTGACGCTGCCCGTTTTATTCGCAGGCGCATAGAGCTGGAGCTGCAGATTAGTCCCAACCTGCACGACGCGAAAACCAATCTCTGGGCTGCTCTGCCGTGCAAGCTGCTGGAGGAGGCCATTGCCGTCACGGGCAACAAGCAGGTCAAAGCGGGCATTCCCCGTGACTGATGAGCCAATTACCGGATCAGCGGCAAGGGTCAATCCTGCCACTTGACGCACAGCGAGCGCGGATGCCCCCGCATTGCGGTCAACATAGCCACGGATCACGGTTGACGCTGTGCCCGTCTGGGTGTCATAGGCACGTCTGCCAAAGCGTTCGATGCCCGTCTGGTAGCGGGTGAGAATCTTGTCCGCTGCGAGGGCTGTGTTGTAAATCGCTCCCTCGTCAATGGTCCCAAGAAAATGAAATGTGGTAATAGGGTAATTGATGAGAAAAACGGCGTTGCCGTAAACGATATTACGTGCCCCTGGCGTGCTGGTGCCGGCCTGTGCGCCATTAACATAGAAGCGCATCGTAGTTCCATCCCAGGTCAGCGCAACGTGATACCAGGTATTGATACTGATGGTGGTAAAGCCGAACTGGACAATCGTGGTTCCCAACTCCACAAACACGCTTGCAAACTGATTGATATAGATGCTGACATTGTTCGTCCCGCCTCCCGCATTCCCGAACGCAAAGACCGTATAGTACACCCCTGCCCCCGGCAAGGTGGAAATGCGGAACCAGCACTCCCAGGTCCAGGACGTATTCCCGGTAGGAAGTCCGGTCGTTGGGACAACCAGTGAGGACACGCCTGTGGTCGTGATGGCCGTATCCGGATCATCCAGCGCACCTGCCTGGCTATACGTGACCGCTGCGCCCCCGTACACCGCCCCGGCACTGTTGCCTGTACGGTCGATGGGACCACCACTGGCCTCATTCATCCGGTAATAACGCAGCGGCGAATCTGCGAGAATGAGGGCACTATACGGGTAATCCCACACGCTCCATGCCTGGCGATACGCGAGCCAGAGCAGATCATCACTGCCGCTCACAACGAGTTTTTCTTCACTGATGCCTTTCCGCTCAATACGTCGAATGGGACCAGAGAGCAGAAACACCCCATCACGATAGACGACGATGCCATTGCCGATGGTGGCGAGGTTCCCGGCCTGCGCATGGGCCGTGTCGATTTCGAGCACCCATGAGGCGATATTATTGAATCGCAGGACGCAGGAGAAGCGGTCATACTGATCGATCTGCCCGACCAATTGACGGCTGCTGTTGCGCACATAGATGGTATACGACCCTGGCATGGCTACACCCCCAACCAGCGACGCTTGTATTGCAATTGAATCGAGGACGCACTGGTTGTCCCGCTCATGGTGAGCGCGACCGTATTGGCTCCCCTCACGAGCGGCCAAAGTTCGCTCGTCGCCGAGAGCGTTGAGAACTGGCTCGTGTTATTCTCGCGGAGAATCGTTTTCACGCCTGGACTCGTGTTGATGATGAGCGATTGCCCCGCAGTCAGCGTAATGGTGCAGGAGATCGATTTGCTCGTCGTGCTATTGGTCAATATCGGATTCGTCCCTGGCCCAGTAATCGTCCAAACTGGCCACGCCTCCACGTCGCCATCGTTGTTTACGGCAAAGCTTGAAAGCACACCTGAAGAACTGATTCGCCAAGGATTTCCTAGCCAGGGGTTCCCGAAGAATGCGACCGCTGCCCCTTGCGAAAAAGTAGATACCGTAGCGAGCGCATCATACCAGAAAGGGTCGAGCGCACGAAAGCGCAGGCTAAAGAGATGCCAACCTGGGCCACGTGACTGCTCCGATTCAACCCCGCTCAGCCCGTCTACGCAGATGCAGAAGAGATCGCGGGTAGTTGCATCCTCGCCTACATAGCGGAGCGTCCCTGTGCCCCGCGTGGGATTGAGTTGGTTGATGAGTGAGCGACGGGCCTGCTCCAGAGCCGCCTCACCGCTCGATTTGATGAGGACATAAAGTTGCACCTCGCGCGGATCAAGCTTGAGATATTTTAAAACCGCTCCAGGCGAGAGCGGAATATCCTGCTCAATAGGACGAGTTGGGGGCGCGAACAGCCCGTCTCTCCCAGAGACAAGGTAATAGCCCGCTGAGCCATCGAGCGCGACCACGCTCGCGCTTGGGGCAATGAACGAAAGATTAGCCATAGAGCACCTCCATATCGCGAAGATACGCGATGAGATCGCGTGCCTGCATACGCCCTCCCCCGTTCACGGTGATATTATAGGTGCGAGTCCCCTCGCGGCCCTCGCCCTGCAGCATCTGCTCCGTTGCGGCATTTGGGACGACCCGCGACCCCGCCGGCAGAAAGACCGCCTCTCTCCCGCGCTCCCCCACAATCGCCATCCCGGAATACGGCATGATGCCGCCATCAGCAAATTTGGGCATGATGCCTCCGAAGAAATCGCCGACGCCGCTGAATGCGCCCCCAACGGTTTCTTCCACTTTTTTCTTGAGATCGCCCGCCATCCTCCCAACGCCAACGATGATGGCCATGATCAACTGCTCCCCCTTTTCAATCAGGCTCTCTGGGAGTCCTCCTAAGAATTCAAGGATGCCTTCTCCTAAGCCATAGAAGAATCCCAAGATGGTACGCACCCCGCCCTCAAATACCTGCCATAAGCCCGCCATAATCTCCACCGCCGCCTTCTCCATGCGTTGCCGATCGCCCGTCAGGAGCGCGACGATGAAATCGAAGACATTGGTAAAGATCCGCACTAACCCTTCGACGACCATGATGATGCCATCAAAGGCTCGCGCCAACCCATTGATCACGCCAACGAGGAGCGCGAACGCAGTGGCAAGCACCGTGCCTGCGATGAGCGCGATCGCATCAAAAAGCGGCTTCAGTTTTTCAAGATGCTTACCCATACGCTCAAAGGCTGGCCGACCCCGTTCAATCGCCTCCTGCATGCGGAGAAGGGCGGGCGCAAGGCTCGCCTGAATCCCCTGCCAGATATCGCCAAGGATGCGGAGGAAATTTTCGACCGCTGGCCCTGCGACCACGCCCAAGACCGTGCCGATACCCACAAGCGCGTCTCGGAGCAGCGCAAGTTGGCGGGTCACTAGTTCGGATGTGGCAAATGAACGAAAGGCATCAAGAAGCGGCGAGAGCCGAGGTCCGACCTCAGCGAAGACCGTGCCGATAGCCGAAAATGCAGGAACGACCCGCGTTTCGATAAAGGAGGCAACCGCGACAAGCGCATCGCCGAGCCGTTCGCCGATGGTGGTCGCAAGCTCAGCAAAAGCAGGAGAGGAGACATAATCGGTAAGGTTCGTCAGCGCAACCTTTGCACGCTCAAACAGTGGGCCAGAGATGGTCATCCATGCAAGTCGCAGATTATCAGCCAGCGTTGTCATCAAGCCATTGAATGTGCGGGATTGGGCCTGCATTTGGCCGCCAAAGGATTTATTCATGCCATCAAGGATGATCGGTATGGCTTTCGATGCTGGCAAGAGACCGCGTTCGATCATGTCCATGAGTTCGGCAGTCGTGACGCCAATGCCATCTGCGATAATTCTCCAGACCGGAAGACCGACCTCGGTGAGTTGCAGCATCTCCTGCGCACTGATTTTTGTGCGGGCCTGCATCTGGCCAAGGGCGCGAACCACACGCTGAATCTCGTACGCTCCCCCACCAAGACCCGCTACCGCGTCACCGATGTTGGTCATCATCGGGATGATTTCCTGCGCAGTGAAGCCGAACGCGAGGAGTTTCTGGGACGCTTCGACGAGTTGGGGAAATTCAAAGGGGGTCTTTGCGGCAAAGACGAACAGTTCATTCAGCATCGTCTTCGCGGCTTCAGATGAGCGCAAAAGACCTGTCATGGCGATTGTGGCCTGCTCAAAGTCAGCGGCAGGCTTCAATGCCGCCATGCTCAGATTGGCGAGGCCACCAATGAGGGCTTGGATGCCGCCTGCGACGACCGTGAGATCGCGGGCCATGGCGAGACCCGCCATGGCCATCTGGCCGAAGCTGCGGCGATTCTGCTCAACGTTCTGGTGCATGCGCGATAAGCCGCGTTCCGCTTCTTGCGTATCGGCTCCCACGCGGACCATGAGTTGTGCTGCGGTAATCGCCATTAGAATGGTTCTTTCTGGATGCCTTGGTCAATGAGAGCGCGGGCCTGCTTATGAATCGCTGCCCATATGCGCCAGATATAGGGTTGGCTGAGCAGTTCCCAGGGCGGGCACATGAGATGCCTGGCCATTTCGATCAGATGGAATTCCTCAGGGATGACGCCGCCAGGGAGTTGGTTGACTTTGCCCTTAGTCAACACAAAGCGGCTAATGGCAACGGCTACGTCATCCCCCGCGCTTCCCCCTGGGCATCCTCAAAGATGGCCTGAAGCAAAGCGGTCCGAAACGGCACGGGTAAACCGGAAACCACCTCGCGCGTCACCGGAATGGGGCCACCGCCTTCCTCTTCAAGCACGTCCCAAGTGGCGACAAGATCCAAGATCATGTCAGCGGACGCGGTAAACGCGGTCTCGATCTGATGGATACCGCACGCAGCCGCCGTGATGTCGCGGAGACGCCCGATGATGCGTTCCGTGAACATGCTAGGGCGGTAGGTGACATTCACGGTCTCCCCCATGAAGGGAAAAGACACGCTTGCGGTATCGGAGGCAATCTTCTGAAGGGTTATTGGCATTGCGGGTTATCCTAACTGTGCGGAAGAGACGGTATTCGTGACGCGGATATCGAGGGCTTTCCCCCATGCTCCGTCATCAAGGATGTCAAAGTTGTACTCTCGTGCATAGACGCCATTCACATCTGTCCACGCTTCACGGCTTTTGAGAATCGCAGCGATATCCGTCTGAAACAGATGGTCTGCCGAGGTCTCGATGTTTGCGCCTTGGCACTGGAGGCGAATATAGCGAGTGACGCCTGTGGCGAGGTCAACCGAGAGCGTGCGTGAGGTCGAATTCTCGGCGAGGACGAGTTTGAGTTCCGTTTGCGGCTTCATCGACACATGGGAGCGGAACGAGGTCTGGGCACGGTCAGCGTCCCAGAAGGGCGCAAACGCATTCTTGTAGCTCCACGTGGCCGACAGGAACGTGGTGGTAAGCTGCGTCCCGCCGATGCTCCCACTTGCGCTATCCGCGTACACGTTGATGTGCCCCCCTGCGATGGGCTGAGACGACAAGAACGCGGGAGAAGAAGTGAACCCTGCGCCCGTGACGTGTTTACGAGCAAAGCCTTCACCACTATACGAGACACCATTCTGTCGGTCGTAGGTGACTTCGATACCTGTCACGATGCCATAATTGATCTCATTGACGTTGTTGGCATCGCCCCATTCGATGAACCACGATCGCGGGGTGATGTCTCCGGTCGTGCCAGGCGTGTAGTTCCGCTGCTTGCCCTGATTGGTAGACCCAACATCGGTCACGGATGATGTGCCGAACAGGTTCTCTAGGATGAAGAGCAATTCCGTGTAACTGCCCTCGCCCGTGAACGTGAAACTAACCCACTCGGTATTGACGACATGGTGAGTCATGAACCGCCGTCCATTGGCGGAAAACTGCTTTGTCCCGATCTCTGGCTTGAATGTGAATGCGATGGCGCGACATTGGCGGTTCGCCGACGTGCCCGTGCCTATGGGCGACTCGAAGCCTAACTGCACCCGCTGCGTACTATTTGGAAATGCCATAGCTTACTCCTTGACCCAGATGCGGTATTGGCCGCCAATGGTCGTCATGAGGACGCCTCCCGCCTCTTCATCGAAGATGATCTCCTGCTCGCGCAGGCATTGATAGATCGTGCTCCCTGATGCGGTGCCACTTCCCCGCTGGATGAGGGCATCTACGCGGTCCATAATCGTCACAAGCGTCGTGTCTTGCGTGCTGCGGCCAATGGCTTTGACGACGATCACCTGCTCCGTGAAGAACCGGAACCCTGGCGCACCATCCACGTCCCGCGAGCCTTGCTGCTGAATGATCATAAACGGCAGACCCGTTCCAGAGGGGGCCTGACCACGAAAGATGCCACCCGTCGCATTCGCGGTGATGGTGGCATCTCCGCTGAGCTTGGTCACAAGCCACTGGATGGCCCGCATCCCTTCCATCATGATTGGAGCCTCCGTTCGATGGCCGCCATCGCTGCCGTAAAGACCGGACGTACGGCTTCGGCAGCAGGGATGAGAAAGGGCTGGGCGGCCATGCGGCTCGTGCCGTACTCGACATAGATGGCGTATGCGGCTCCAACTGCAACGATGGCTTCGGTGTCAGTCATGGGACGTGCCACAGGTGGGAGCAGATCGCCCTGCTTTGACGGATCAGATACAAGCCGTGCGCCGTAGCTGGAACTTTTTGCTGTGGCGACATAGACCGAACTACGCATGAACCCCGTATCGACCGCTGCGGCAAGTTGGGCGCGGGCCTGAATGTCAAATGCCGTGCGCGTCACAATCTGTGTGCGAGCCGCTTTGAGCTTCTCGCGCAATTTGTCAAAATTGTTGAATTCGCTCGGCATATTACACCTTCGTGCAGATGGCTCGCGTGAAAACCAGCCACGTTTCATTGACATCGGCTACCTGAATAAAATACGTGACGCTGCCGATGACGAGCCGATCCCCAGCACGGATTGCGGTCTCAATCGGAAGCAGAATCTCGAAAAGCGGTTGCTCTCGTTGGCGTTCCGCCTCCAGTTGCATCTGGTTCGTCTGCGAAAATGGCGCGATGTGGGCGGCGACAGTCCCCTGCGTTGCCCACGTTTCCCCTGGCTGGCCATAGCTGCCAGCGGTCGCGGTGTTGCGCTGCCACGTGGCAGACTCGACGAGAATCCGAGCCGCTTCGGTGCGCATGGCGGCAAGTTCGCTTGCAGGGAGCATTATGACCCTCCTCCACTCGACTGGCGCAAGAAGAAATCATCTTGCTCAACGGGAGAGGCGATATCCGTGCGACGCACCGAGGCTTGTACCGTGCGTGCTCGCCCGCGATATTGCCGTGCGAGCGTGGCACGGTTCTGCCCAATTTGACTCCGATTAAATGTCTGCCGCCCCGTCGTAAAATCATAGGCTCCGGCTCCTGTCGCGGCCCATGCCTCAAGCAAATCCGCTGCGGCCCCATAGAGGTCATACGTCTTTCCGGTTAAGTACACCGGAGGGCGGGTGTCAGTGGCGAACGTGAATCTGCCATTGATATAGTCGGAGGATGCGGGCGTCAATGTGGCGAACGTATTAGAAGAGACCACCACGTCCGTTTCCCAGTCCGTCAGCCCCTCAGGGGCCTGATACGCGAGATAGGTTGTGGCGGCATTCGTGAGGGTCACGAGCGGCAGAAGGATGAGATAGCGATATTCCATGCGACGGCCATCGAGGATCTGTTCGATCTGGTCATCGCTGAATTGCTGCGATGCGCCAGATGGATCGCCGATTAAGACCCGCGTGCGGGCAATCAGCCCCGTCATGGAGGACCTCGCCATCTCTATCTCCTTATGGCCGTGCGATCATCACTTCAGCCTGATACGTGACGGTTGGCGTCGATCCGCCTCCGCTAATGGTGGCGGTGAGCCGCACATAGCGAAGGTCCGTCTCAAACGGGATGAAGAAGACTTTCGCCTGTGCAGTGGTCGATAGAGCGATGTCTTCTTGTGAGTTGCGCCCAATAGTGTAAAAGGTTGAATTGTCGCTTGACGCTTCGATCGAAAAGGCAACTGTGTTTGAGCCGCTCGCATTCGTTGCAGCGGAATATTCGATGCGTGCGTATAAATTGCGCCTTGGCGTCCCCTTGATATCGAGCGCGGTCCCGTTGAACGTGCTCGTCTTGGTCGTTGACGCCTGAAGCACAAGTAAAGCATCAGCAGGCATAAGCGTAATCTCCTCTGTAGGCTAAGGATTAGCCGAGGTTGATATTGTAGAGGCGAGCGATAGATCGGGTATGCGCCATGTAAAGGCCCACTGCCCAGTCAACAACGGTACGGTAAATGACGCCATTGTCTTGCAAGCCCAAATCTCGTATGGAGGTATCAAGACTGCGCATCTGCCAGCCAGAGAGATAGTCAACGCCATACCGCACGCCGTAAATGGATGTGTACGTTGAGGAGCCATTCGCGCCAGCGGTTGTTTCGGTCGACGTGATGATATTGGTGGTTTGATCGCTCTTCTTGCCGATATCGCGAATGATGGCACCCTTATACATGTCGATGCGTCGGTCGAACTGATCCGTCTGGGTGCTGAAGCCGCCGCTGGTGCCCATCTGCCGGATGGCGAAATGGAGACGACGATACATCGTATCATTCATATACAAGACACAGCCTGTGCCATCTGGCGCACCCAGCGACCACAGCAACTGGTCGAGCTTCTCGAAGAAGTTGTTGGCGTTGGCAGCGGTGAGGGAGGTCGTCATCGTCGCAGATGCGTTGATCTTGTTTTCACTTCTGACGCCCCAAGTGCTCGCGCTGTCAAGGCGTTCGCGTATGCCGACGAAGCAGTTGTTGTCGCCCGTCAACTGATTATTATTAATAAATTTATCGTTAAAGTCGTAGGTCAGCGATTCCAGCCACATGTTGAGTTGGCTTGCGCGAGGATCAACGATCTGGTTCTGGTCGAGGAGAATGAGATTGTCCACATCAATCGCATTGCGGATGATGTAGACTTGCTCAGAGTAGGGGCTGGGCGTAGCCTTCGTGACGGTGGGTTCACTGTTGAGCGGTGCCCAGGACACGGACGGCATGCTTGAGCCGTCATAGCGTGCGCCATTGGCCTTGAGCGTCGGCTTCGTCTGCATGGGGATATCCTGCATGACGTTTCCCGCACGAATGAGCGACATCGACACCGCTTGAACCAGCGGGTCATTACTCATCTTTGCATAATCGGCCAGAGTAAGTGCTGAGGAGGATACTGCCATGAGAGGGAACTCCCCGTGAGAGGGAACTCCCTCTCACGTCTATGATTTTCGCTTGCGGTCTTGCTCCGCGTAATAATCGTGTAACGAATAAGTCAAACTGCGCGTTGGTGCGGGCGTCGTCGGCGTACTACGCGACGGATTGGTCGATCCTGCTGATGATGGAGCGGGAGATGCGGCCAGCCCAGGATTCTCATGCAACAGCTTCTTCAGTTGCGCCTCTACTGTCTTTCGCCAATCTTCGTCGTCGGCTGAAACGAATTCGACCAATTTCACGGCAAGCGCAGGATTGGCAAAGCCCATTTGTGCGGCGAGGGCGCGGATTTCAGCCGAGACCGTCTGGGACCGGATTTCTTGCAATGCTGTCTCCGCACGCTCACGCGCTTTCCGCTCACGCTCAAGCTCGGAGAGATCAGCTTCTTTGCGCTTCTGTTCGGCTTCTTCCAATTCACGGAGCTTGCGACGATAGGCTGCGGCTTCTTGACGAACTTTCTTCAGTTCTTCATTGGCCTCTTCAGCAGAGAGAGAAGATGATGGGGGAGAATCGTTGGGCGCACCAGACGCCGAGGGATTCGAGGATGAGGTACCCGCCTGGGGTGTCGTCTCTTTGTCCTCCGCCTGGGAGGAATCGGGAGTGTTACTCATAGTATACGTCCTGTTACTGTTTTTTGCAACTAAACGACTAAACGATGGCCATCCAGTCAAAGGTCGCGGTCACACCCGCTCCCAAGGCTGTCTGCAAGGTAATAGTGAAGGTGGTGGCGGTGAGGGCACTGACCCACCACCGCGATCCTGGATCAGATGTGGGGGTCACAAGAACGCGGGTTGGAGCAGGAGAGAGACCATGCGTCACATCCACACTCGCTGTTTCCGCTGCGACCGTCGCTGTCCCCTTTGCAAGAAGCGGCATAGGCGCACGCCGCGTATCAACAATATTATCGCTCGTGATGGTGGCTGTCCCTGCGGGAACATAGATGACCGCAAGGGCGAGCGCAGATGGCGGCACGGTAGGAAATGTGGGAAGCTCCGAGGCCGCTCCTCGTACGAGGAATGCCCCGTTCGATGAATCCACACATACGATATCAAAGCGGTGCAAGAAGGCGTCTGGAGCCGCGATCGGGATGGTACAAGCGCGAATGGTGACGACCACCCCTTCGATGACCGCAGATCCAGTAGCGACGGTCACAGTCATCGTTGTGGGATCAGTCGCCGCCACTGCCCCGCCAGATACCCACAGGTTGCCGACCTGCGGGATATACGTTGCCTCGGTGCCACGAGCGGCAATGGCCTGCGCACACGTTAATGTTCTCATGATTGGGTCTCCTCATTCTCCCCGTCATGGGCGAGTTCTTCGAGGCGCATAATTTCCAAATGTGCCTCGAAGAACTCGCCATCAATATCTTCAAGAGCACCGACAGATGCCTCTTCGATCACTTCATTCCAGTCAATATTCGGACTCACGGCATCCCCTCCAGCACGTCGATAAAGGCCAGATACGGATGGCGCAGAATCGCGGAGCGATACACTGCGGTCTCCTTGAATTCCTCAACGGTCATGCCACTGAAGGCAAGTAATCCCAGCAATTCCTCACGAGTGTCGGGAAGGTCATCCCCGCTTGTCCGCATCCAGTCGCGGTTGTGTTCGTATTCGTCTGGCGAGAAGATAATCATGGGGTCTCCTCCTCATCGGTGCTCTTTTTTGTCTTTTTCGTCGTGCTCCGCTTTGTTTTCTTCTGTGTCAGCGGAGCCGCCACCACAGCAAGAGCGACGCTTTCATCAAGCGTATCATAGGCATCATCGTTTCGGAATGTATGATCTGCGAGAGCGACAGACCGCAGGAAGCCTGGTAGTGTATCACCTCCGAGCACCGTGAATTCAAATTCTCCCGATGATCCAAATCCCGTCAGCGGGATAGCTAGGATTCGCCTAACGGGGACCACTGCGCCGAATAGCACCGCGTGCGTTGGCGTGAAATTGAGCATATTCCATGTTCCCGCGAACTGCACAGCGGTTGCGGCATTCGAGGTGAACGACGACACTGGCAGGAGCTTGAGTGCAGCCTCACGCACCTGGTTATCATAGGGGAAGTCTGGCTTGCCTCTATTGGTGAAACTCATGCCGCGATACAACGGAATCTCCGTGATACCATTCTTCCTGAACCACGACTGCGTTTCATTATACATCGCTCGCATGAATGCACGGAAGCCAGGGATTGCAGCACCATATTCTTCGAGATATTTCTTGCGTGCGGCGGGCGTAACGACGCTCACCACATCTTTGAGGCCGAATTCCTGTTCAGCAGCAATTTGGAGCGTTTGGATGACGGGGTTTTTCCCGCCAACTGACCACGATTTGATGAGCATATTTACCGTGTTAGAGACAAAGAGGTAGCGTGTCGCGTCATCAACTTGGCCACTTGCTTCGGCTTTGACAAACTGATCGTAAACGCGTCTGTATTCCCTGCCCATATCAGGATTCAAGCTGATCAATTTTTGTGCAAGCAGCTTACTTGCAATGATGAGGTCATCATTCTTGCTGAGGCGTTTGGTAAGTTTTTCGACGACTTGTTGTTTCTTGACTTGGGCAGTTGTATCAAGATTGCCACCATCAAGCAAAGTGCTTGCGGATTGCTGCACGCCAATGAGTTGAGACCGTCGCAAACTTCGCTGCGATGATTGGCGGACAGACGGTGGGTCAATGACAATGGGCTGGGATTTATCGGGGATGCGCTGAGCGACATTGAGGAACCTACTCGTTATTGGATCAGATTGAGTCGCAAATGAGACGAGAACCTCATCACCACCATACGATGAGGGAAACACATTCATATTTGGCACGCCGAGAAACATCGCCGCTTCCACACGGAGCGATTGAGGAAATCTAATCTTGATAAATGGCACCGGGGTCTCTTTTAGAAATTGTATGGCCCTTCCTGCGACCAAGGCACTTGTATTGAATGCAGTAATCGTATTGGCAAATGTGCGGTTAAGGATAGAAAAAGAAACTTGAGGCTGGCCAGTATAGTTTTGAATGTCAAATTGAAAGGCCGTAATCGTATTGGAGTGATAGATCGCATCGGGAGCAACGGTTGGAGGATATGGCGTTGCAACCACTACCTTGATATCCCTCCAGCCAGACCCTTCCACGGTCACACGAAATCCTCGCCTCGCGCCAAAAAGCAACCCAATATCTTCTTTGCGAGCAATTGGCACACCCAACGCTCTAGCAAGATTGCGCATTTGCACATCGGTCGCGTTGACTAATGCCCCTGATCCTCCGTTCAACCAATCAAGTTCCGATTCTGCTTCAAGCACCGCGTATTCCAATGTCTCAATATTCGGAAGCAATTGAGCAATACGCTTATTAACGGGGATACGCCGAAATTCCTCTAATGCTTGTTGTGCTGCTGCTCGGCGGGATTCAATTTCTTGTCGGAGTTGTGGGGTGCCGCGCTGATGCGCAGCACGATAGGTGTCAAACACCGGAAGATTTTCTTCCACGACCACGTTTGTTTCGACGGTATCCTGAATAAACTTTGTAAGGGCTTTTTGTGAGGCGGGAGTTAACCGTTTATATGCTTTCTCTAGATCTTTTGGGAGTACTGACGCTTTAACCACTTGGTCCTTGGTTGCGATCCCATCCTTAATCAGCTTTGCCGTCCACGTGTTATACTGCTTCATTACCGCTTGAAAATACTGCTCGTTGGTGATAACTTGAGGATCTCTATTAGCAAAATTCTGTCGCAGAGCGTAAATCGTCGCCTGCATTGCAACGATATCGTCATTCTCAAGTTGCCGAACAAATCCTTCTGATGCCGATTTTAACCGCTTCTGATATGCTGTAATGTCCTTTTTCCCGCGCAAATTTCCCCACGCCAGATTGTCCCAATATTCTTTGTAGTATTTTTTTGTTGTTTTATTCTGTGGATTATTATTGCCAGATTTACCAAACGCATATGCATACGACATATACCCAGCTTCATTAAGAAATTTCTTGAGATATGCGAGTTCGCGCTGGGCAACTACTGCCCATCCGCCAATCCTCCTCCCTTCGACAAGGAAATCAAAGCGTTTCTGCTCATTGAGCATGTCTTGGTAGATCTTGCCCGTAAATCCTTCTCCAGTCGGTAAATCATACGTAAACAATTGCCATCGATCCATGAATTCCCGCATTGTCGTAATGACCTCTTTGGGCAATTTCTGGTTAGTACGTAAATAGGGCAAGGGTAATTCTGGCAGGTCTCCGAGCGCACCAACATCAAGAGCCGTAATATTGAGCAGCGTCAACAGCCAAGGATTGGCCACAAAGAAGGTGCGGATCTTGTTGAGGATCGGGGCCATCCCCACACCGAGCGAGAAGCCTCCTCCTGGCGGCAGTGGCCCACCCATCGGTTCGCCAGGGTTGGCATGGCGAGCGGCACGGGCGGCGAGGCGAGTCACAAAGGATTGGAAGACATTCCAGCTATAGCTGTTCTCGTTGAAATCGAAGGTAGCATCCCAGGTGATGCCGTTTTTCTTCCACCAGATGCGTCCTTCTTTTGTGCGCATGAGCTGCTCAACGCGAGTCACGGTCGGCCCAAATACGCGCTGAACAGCAGGGAGGACCTGAGAGGGGATATCGCCGACGAAGCCGAGCTGTGCCCAGGTCCAGTAGCCGTTCATTGGCTGTTCTTTGGGTCGCTTCGGATTGTATTCTCGGCGTCCGGCTGACGCTTCCAGTCGGTCAAATCCCAGACGCTTGAGATGCGCAAACTGTTCAATGACCTTGATGCCACTGATTGCGCTCTTCTGCCCAAAATTGAGAACGCTGGAATCCTTGTGGATCAGATTCCCGTTGGCATCACGGCGGATCACAAAATCAATGACCACATTGCGACTGATTGCGCTGACGGCTAAATCCTTGAACGATTCCTTGATGATGATGGTGGTATCCGGATCATCCGTGGTAATCCGGATCAGGTCGTCATAGGTGATATCCCGCTGAAAGAACGCTTTGAGCCTTGCGAAAAATTCCTGTTTTGTCCCTTGATATTGAAACAGATACGTCCGGTTGTTGATGACGACCTTCTCTGACGAATAGCGTGGTTTTGCTTTTTGTGGCTGAGGCCACGGCTGAGGCATGTCTGCCGGATTTGGCAATCGGACCGTCGCAGCAAAATTACGCGGTATCCCTAATTCGTCCAGCGTGGCAATTCTGAGTCCTCGTCCCCATTGACGATCCCGTGTGACTTTGGCAAGAGACTCAAAAAACGTGCTCGCTGAAATCATACCAGCTCGTTGTACAAACCAAGCATAACGTGTTGTTCCAAGGACTTGAAGCTTCTGTGCTTCAGGAAGGGAACGGAACCAGTAATAGGCGGTATTAAACAGGTCGCTGGTTGATCCAGTTGTCCCCTGCACCTTGTCGAAAACATACAGTTCTTCCTGGCTGAGTCCAGCGTTTTTCAGGTAGTCTGAAACATTCTTACGCAGAAGGGGGATGGGAACACAACGACACGCTGGATGTGAACCAAAAGGCCGCGAGAGCGGAAACTCTTTGCCATCCATCGCAAGACAGGCAATACAGGTCCGGAGGCTCCACGCTGCCCGCCACCGCCATCCTTTCACAACATCCGTATTATTCCGGTACGTCCCAACTGCTGCATTGCGGTAACTCCGGAGCATCTCAGTCCGGGCAATGAGCGCACCACGACGAACAGGCAGATCCGCGATCTCCTTCAACTGCCGCCCGACTTGACGTGGGTTGAGGCCCATCGCTAAGCCTGTGAACAGGCCGTCCGCTATCTGGCCCGCCACGTTCTGCCCCATTGCCGCAAACAACGCATTGAGCGGAGAGCCAGGACGCATCGACCCTGCCGACTGCTCCATCGCATCAAGACTGGGGATGCCGAAGCCGCCACCAATCGGCGCAGGAATGACCGAGCGTAGCTGCGCTAAGGCGACCTCTCCGCCCATCGCGGCGGCGTCGGCCAGAGCCAGCGAAATAGTTGACTGGGCGTAACTGCTCCATCCGTTCACGCCTTCCTCAACGAGCCTCAACAGTTTGCTGAGCCGATCCTGCTCAGTGAACCACGAGCGTGGGATCTGATTGGCTGCGCCAGTGTACGACTCCATCGCTTTTGCGAGGTCGTCAATGGCTTGGCGAATCTGAGCACGTGCCGCTTCATACGACGCCGCCATCGCTTTTGCAGCTTCGGCCTCACGGCTCAGCAATGCTTGGCGGTATTCGGTTGTCACGCGCTCCAGATCGCTCGGCTGACTCATTGCGGAAATCCACCGTAGGGCGGCAAGTCACGCCCCTGAGTCATCATGCTCAGGCTCGCTTGGGCTTCTTCTTGGTTCTGCTCCATCTCCATCTCTGCGTTATAGCCAAGCTCGTTGATAAGCGTCTTTTTGCTGATGCCAAGCTGGTCTTTCAGCAGAGCCGATTGGAGCACTGCGTTCTCATCCGTCGGCAAAAGCTTGGGCCAGTGAATAACAATCTCAACATCACCGGAGAACCCTGCCAGCACGAGGATGCGCTGGCAGGTCTCCTCAATCAATTCCCCGTACAGCCTTCGCTTCATCTCCGTTTTCTCAATGAGCGGTTGGAACATGAGTTGCAGTGCCACGCCAGAAACGTCGCCACGCGGCAGATCCGTGAGTCGCCCCAGAGCCACGCCTGGGATACGGCTCACCTCGTCCATATCGCTTCGGAGCATCTCAACAAAGCGCATGGACGAAGCAAGATCGCTCTGCATCTCCAAATTTTGGAGCGTTGCGCTGTCGGGAAGGACGATCACGGCGTCGATGCTCTTCCGCATCTGGGACGGGTTAAAGCCTGTCCCCCACGTCACCGGACTAGCGTGGTACTTGATAATGCGGGAGATGTTACTTTGCACAAAATTGAGAATATCATTGTGCTGGATGATATCAGACGAGAGGTCAGGGAGGCCGTAGAGTTCGTTGGGGTTGATGAGATTTTGGCAATCCACAATAGGCGGGAAGGTATACCGCCAAGGGATTGATGGGCCATCAGGAAGCCAGTCCTCTTCTCGCGCTTTCTGGAGATAATTCTGCATGATCCAATCTCTGCCCGTCCAAGAGATCTCTTGCTTCTTCGCAACCGTGCCACCTTCAGCGTTCTTCCCTGTCCAGTAGATGCAGTATTTGGTCACGATATCGATATCATCGGGATCATGCTCCATCTCGACGCGCTGCGAATCAAGAACGACTAGGCGTGGAACATTTTGTGACGGCATAATACGGAGATAGGCATGTCCCGTTATGGCACCCTGCATCGCAAGCTTCGCCAAGAGCGTCATCTGGCGGTTTTTTCGCCAGACAGCATCAAGAAAATTCTGCTCATCGCTCGGCGGCGTATCGGGGTTGGAGATTTGGTATTCATCCCGAATCTCGATACGGATATCCTGGCCGAAGAGAAACGACACACCCTTATTGACGATGGGGGCGCAGCGATTCGTGATGGCGTTATCATCCATCGCGTCGCTTTCAGGCTTGAGCGGCTTCTTGAACTGGGCATGATACGCCATCCACGCCGCATTCATGGCATCACGGCGGATCTGCTCTGGAGATCGTCTGTCGATCATATTGTCACCTCAATCGGGGCGCATACATCACATCGGATGGCGCAAGATCAAAATGGGCCACGCCGTAGCGAAGCGTATCCATGCCGTGATCATCTTTTTTGACGGGCACCTCTTTCGCCTTGTTTTGGCTCGTATCCCAGACATAGCCGTCAATTTCTTCAGCAGTTGAGCACGGCAGGCGATGCTCGGTAAGAAGCGCGTCGCGTTCGACAAGGGCAGACCGCATAATGAGGAGGCGTGGCTTGCCGTCTCCAGCGGGGCGAAAACGCGCCGAGACCGCCTGTATCCCAGCCGACACCGCCTTATGCGCTGGCGTCGTTGTAAGGCCGATATGTCGCTCTAGCGTCGCTCGGTCTTCGGCGTCATGGTCACAGATGACCGCTCGCGGGAGCGGCTCGCCGTCGTCCGTGCCCCAGCGAGACAGTCGACGAATCTGCTTTGCATGATCCTCGACAAGCCTGCGGGTCATATAGATCTCGCGGTAGAGATAGATGCGACCATCGGGGTCAATGGCGAGCCAGTGACAGACGAACGGATTGGTATAGCCAAAATCGATGACGAGGTAGCGTGGCCAGTCGGCGGGAATACGGAATTGGTCAATGATATTGCGAGCGGCGTCGAACGAATCCTCATACACAGCATTCTCAGCCGCCGCCCATTGGCCCAAGCGCAAGCGGCGATACCGCACACCTGTCAGCGCATCAAGGCGGCCCAAATACTCTGAGCCGAAACGAGTGATGACACCTTGAGCGTCATAGAGCAAGGGGTTATCCTCATGGCGTGAAACTAAGCGCGTCGTGCGACCTTCAATCATACGCTGGTTGAGCCAATGGGTAGGCGCAGCAGGATTACAGTCGCCGATAAGCTGCATGTATGGCGTGATGCCATTACGGAGGCGCGTGGTCAGAGCTTCGAGGTCGTCAATGTTGAGGTCCGTCGCTTCATTGACCATGATCATGTCGTATTCGCCGCTCATGATTTTCTGGGGCTTGTCTAGGCCGCCAATAGCGATGGTCGAACCATTCGGATATTCGTATCTGGCGGGCTTGTCACCGCTATCACCGCGAAAGATGACGCCATCACCATCATGCAAGACCTTACGCCGGAACGTCTCAAGCGCAGTTGCCTTGAGCGACGCCAGTGTCTTCCTGACCACGAGCGCACGCATGCCAGGAAACAGCATGCACAGGGCATGGAGCTTGTGCCAGAGGGCGAGCGTCTTGCCTGTCCCTGCTGGCCCATCAAGGATGACCTCTCGATCTTGACAGAGACCAAGTTGATGGGCAGCACCACGTGGGAAATAGCTAATCTCGATGAGGGACACCTGCGACTCCTTTCAGCCACTCTTCTGGATAGATGCGGTTAAGCAGGGCACCGGAACTGGTGCGTTCGGGGTCAAGGCCCATGAGGTCACGGCGGCTCTTAGAGATGGCGAGGATGCGGTCAACGGCGTAGAGATCGAGTTCTTGGCCGTCCTCACCGCCAAGAGCGTTCCAGACTTTGGCATGGAGCGCGTCAAGGATATCCTGCTCACGGCGGCGCAGTTCATCGACCTGTGGCGCGATACGGCGTTCAAGCTCGCGGAGGATGGCGTACCGTGCGCCACTGGCATCCTTATACCCACATCGCTTGGCGATCTCCTCATACGTCAAGCATTCCAAGCGCAATTTGAGCGCAAGGAGCACCCGCTCAGCGGCGGCAACGTCGCGGTTTCTTGGACTGCTTTGTTTGGACATCGTACGTATCCCGTCCCCCAAAAATGTAACATGATCTGTAATGTGGCAAAACAACCAAAAAAGACCCAAAGTGGGGGATGAAAATATTTCACAATTGATTATATTCACCATTGTAACGCACGCCTGCGGATTAATCAAGGGTGCAGGGCAAGAAAAGCCAGGCAAGAGGCAGGGAGATAAGGAAATATGCGGAATGAGGAGGAGGAAAGGATGCAAAGTAGATTACTGTCACAATGGGAATATTGCGGGGCATACACGAGCAACGAGGAAAAATCAGCGACAGATACGCAAAAAGAACAAACATAGGGCATTGTAAAGACAGGCAAAGATTACAGATGCCCTTGCGGGATTAAAACGTTTCTAGAGGTTTTCACCCTTTGACCTCAATTCGTCCAAAACGTGGAACATTGGGAGAGCGTGATCCTCAATTCGTCTAAAGCGTGGAACACGAAAAAGTGCCAATCCGCAACTGAGCAAATTCGTGGAACACCCCATCGCTAGAGAAAATTGCTGATCCGCAGTTTGTCCAAAACGTGGAACAGCAATACGCCAGTTTTCGCTTTTCTGCACGGACAGATACACAGCGTTTCAAGAGGATCACGGATCTGCACATGCCTGTATGTTCCACGTGTAACACAATACGTATAACTATTATATTTATTAGTCATGATCAGTATCAGGTTTCTTCTTTTTCGGTCTGCCAACATTGTGCCATTTTGTCGCTTTATAAGCATCAATGGACTCAAGAGAAATGAACATGACATGGAGTACATATCCTGCTTTGAGTCGTCCACGCTGCACGAGTGGTCGGATAGCATCTGCTTGAGATAAGCCTAGAATCTGAGCGGCTTCTTCGGTGGATACCCAGCCATCTGGGATTTGGACAATCTGTGGGTCACGATATTTCGCCATGTGAGGTCTCCTAAGTATGTTATAAGTTACACGTAACACTATATCATACAATGACTCGTATGTCAATATATATAATCGTGATACGTCATAATTTAACATATATTTAATAATTGTAAAGTAATTGCAAAGTTATACGTAGTACATATACATTAGTACTATTTCGTGGTG